TATGCGCGCCGCCCTCCTATCCCTGAGAGAGCCGACACCGGACATGGTGGAGGCAGGAGCAATGGTTCCGTTCGACACTTGGAACGGCAAAGGGAAGACATTCGCGGATGACCCGACGCCGATCTTCGCCGCCATGATCAACACCATCATCGGGGATTCCGAGGCATGAGCACGGCATGGCATCACGCACCCGCAAGCGGACTGGAAGCCGCCATAGCCGAGTTCAAGGCGAAGCTGCCCGGCTGGTGGTATAGCGTCTGCGAGTGCCAGGTAAGCTGCGACGCATCGTGCGCCCCGACGAGGGAGAGCCTGCACATCGCCTTGGCTGAAAGCGGCAACCAGTTCGATGCTGGCTTTCACGCCGACCTGCCGCAGCCCTCCACGCTGGCGGACGCTCTGCGCGATGTCATGGAGCAGGCGCTTCAGGCGCTCCGGGACCAGCCCACAATCATCGGGGAGAGCGCGTGATGGACAAAGCCACCACCGCCGCATGGATGGGATACCCTCCCGGCCTCACCGGCATCGCCCAGATGGATGCTGAGCACGACCCGCTCCACCAGGCCCTGTGCGACTGGCTGGGCATCCGCTCCACCTCGATGATGATCGCGCGCGGTGAGCCTGTGACCGGACCCGAGCAACGCCTCGCCGGGTATGAGGAGGATGCGGTTCTCCACGTCCAACGCTTCATCCAACACGCCCGCAACGCAGGGGAGATTTGAACATGGGGGCATGGGTCATCCTGCGTACGAGCGGGGCGCGGACGATGAAGCTGGCGGCGTCCCTCCAGGATGCGGGTATTGACGCATGGACGCCGGTCGAGCGCTCGGAGCGCCGCCTGCCGCGTGCCAGTGCCAAGAGGCAGCTTACAGCCGCGCTCACGCCAACCTACGTGTTCGTGCGCGCCCGCCATCTGACAGAGCTGCGGTTGATTGAGCGGATGGAGATCAGCCGGCACCCGGCCTTCTCGATCTTTCGTTATTTCGGGGCGACGGTGTTCGTGCCGCATCTCGGGCTGCACGCCCTGCGCGCCAAGGAGCAGGACAGCTATCGCGACTCTCTTCCGAACACGGGGAAGAAGGCGTGTCAGAAGCCGCGCGGCGAGGCGTTCAAACCTGGGGATGTGGTCACGCATATCGAGGGGCCATTGGCCGGCATTCCCTGCATGGTGGAGCGCAGCGATGGGCGCAACACGCGGCTGATCCTGAAGCTGTTTGGACGCCAATCGGGCGTGACGATTGAGACTTGCATGTTGCGTCGTGATGGTGTAGCGACCACAGCTACCGCTGCATGAAGCAGTAGCTGAGTTAACGGTCGCCTTCGGGGCGCCCTCGGCCCCACCAACCGGGCAACCTGCTCCGGGTGGACGTGCGAAGCATGCAAGCAATTCCCCCATCTGGCGTGTCCCCTTTCACGCCAGCGCCCGCCACCTACATCCGACGCGATCCCCAGCAAGCGATGCTTCCCCAAGCGATCGGCGCTGTACGCGTGGCGGGCAAGATCACTGGAGAGCGTGATGGCAACGATCGATAGCATCCACATCGGCAAGGTTGCGCCTCAGCAGGTGACGCTGCGCGTGACTGGTGTGCGGGCCTTCAAGCTGCGCCTTGCCCTTGCTATGCCGCTGCTCAAGCTGTTCGCCATGATCGCGCCCGTCGACGTGGAGATCACGACGGAAGCCAAATCCCTAATACTTTAGTGGATGCAAACGGCTATGGGCAGGCTCACCACACTGAAGCCAACGCTGACCAGCGTATCGGCCACCATCGGCTACGCACCGACTACTGAGCGAGAGAGAGACCAGCACCGGGACACGCAACACTGGCGCAAGTGGTATCGCACAGCGCGCTGGAAGAAGCTGCGATGGGCCACGCTGGTTCGCGATCGGTTCACCTGCCAACGCTGCCGCACCACGCAGCACGACACGTCCAAGCTGGTAGCGGATCATGACCAGCCCCACCGAGGCGACGAGCGACTGTTCTGGGACGGATGCAACTTGGTAACGCTGTGCTCGACCTGTCACAGCTCCGACAAGCAGCGTGAGGAGCGGCGAGGCGTCTGACACCCCAGGGGGGGGGCGGCTCGAAAGTCCAGAAGGACGGGAAGGCCGCGAACCAGCGCCATCCCCCCGCAGAGATTAAATCCGGCCTGTTTGATTATTTCAAAGCGTAGCGGAGTTTTCAAACATGCCCCGAGGCGGATCACGGCCTGGTGCCGGTCGCAAGCCAAAGGCGGTCTCCGATGCTGTGAAGGCGTGTGAGATCGCGGCGAAGCGGAGCAAAGGGGAGATGTCCCCTCTAGACTTCATGCTCGCTCTGATGCGTGACGAAGAGCAGGACACGAAACTGCGGGCGGCGATGGCTCAGGCCGCTGCCCCGTATGTCCACGCCAAGCCGAGCGACACGCCCAAGGGCAAGAAGGAGCAGGCGCAGGAAGCGGCAAGTGAGATCGCTTCCGCGGGCAAGTTCGCCCCGCGCGGCACGCCCAAGCTAGTCGTGAGCAACGGCGGGTGAAATGGACCACGGCGCTTCCTGATTGGCGGGAGCGCATCGTCAACCGGGAGAGTTTGATCCCGTGCGCGCCGCTGTACGCGGATGAGGCCGCGGCTTCCTTGGAGGTGTTTGACGCGCTGCGGATCGTGGACGCGCCCGGCCAGCCGACGATGGGCGAGGTGGCGCTGCCATGGGTGCGGGACTTCGCCGGGGCAATCTTCGGAGCGCTCAACCCGGAGACGGGCCGGCGGATGATCCGCGAGTTCTTCATGCTGATCAGCAAGAAGAACGGAAAGTCGACGGACGCGGCGGCGATCATGCTGACCGAGCTGATCCGCAATGAGCGGCGATCGGCCGAGTTTCTGATCCTGGCGCCGACGATCGAGGTTGCGAACAACAGCTATGGCCCGGCGCGGGACATGGTGAAGGCGGATGAGACGCTGGATGCGCTACTCCAGACGATCGACCACCAGCGGACGATCAGACACCGCGAGACCGGCGCGACGCTGAAGGTGGTGGCTGCGGACAGCAATACGGTGTCGGGCAAAAAGGCGACCGGCGTGCTGGTCGATGAGCTCTGGCTGTTCGGCAAGAACAGCAAGGCGGATGCTATGCTTCGGGAAGCCACCGGCGGCCAGGTTTCGCGGCCGGAGGGGTTCACGATTTTCCTGACGACGCAGGCGGACGAGGCGCCGGCGGGGGTGTTCAAGGCCAAGCTCGACTATTTCCGCGACGTTCGCGACGGTAAAGTGTCGGACCCGAAGAGCTTGGGGGTGTTGTACGAGTTCCCCGAGGAAATGATCGAGAGCGGGGCATTCCTCGACCCCGCAAACTTCTACGTCACCAACCCCAACATGGGCGTGTCGGTCGACAAGGAGTGGCTGGACGACGAATTTCGCAAGGTTGCGGACGCGCAGGACGGATCGAAGCAGGTTTTCCTCGCCAAACATCTGAACGTCGAGATCGGCCTGAACCTGCGCAACGATGCGTGGGCGGGCGGCCGGTACTGGGAAGGCGCATCGGACCCCGAGCTTGGCTCGCTGGAAAGTCTGCTGACCCGGTCGGAGGTGGCAGTCGTCGGGATCGACGGCGGCGGGCTGGACGATTTGCTGGGGCTGACGGTGATCGGCCGCGACAAGATGACGCGCGACTGGCTGATGTGGTCGAAGGCGTGGGCGCACAATGACGTGCTGGAGCGCCGCAAGGAGATCGCACCGGCGCTGCGCGACTTCGCCAAGGACGGTGATCTGGTGATCTGCGAGATGCCGACACAGGACATGATCGATGTCGCTGACATCGTGGAGCAGGTGCGGGATTCCGGGTTGATGCCTGAAGTCGCAGGCGTCGGTGTCGATGCTGTTGGGATTTCGGCGATCGTGGATGAACTGGCGTCGCGCGGTATTGGCGGCGAGCAGGTCGTTGCGGTCCAGCAGGGATACAAGCTGTCGGGCGCCATCGCCGGCGCCGAGCGGAAGCTGAAAGACGGAACGTTCTGGCACGCTGGCCAGAAGCTCATGGCCTGGTGCGTCGGAAACGCGAAGGTCGAGATGCGGGGGAGTGCCATGCTGATCACGAAGCAGGTCTCTGGCCGCGCGAAGATCGACCCGTTAGCGGCGATGTTCAACGCTGTCGTGCTGATGAGCCGCAACCCGGAGGGACAGGGCTCAATGGACGACTGGGTAGCGAGCCTCGCTGCGTGACGGGTTATCAACTTTCCCGCCGTGCCGCTGAAGCGGAGGTGCGGAGCCTTGCGTCGCGCGGGATGCCGATCGAGGCTAAGTCCATTCTGTCGCTGACGCAGCCGCTCGTGCCCGGCCGCCAAGACGGCGACAACTTCCGCACCAATACGATCACGCTGGAACGCTACGAAGACGCTCAGAACGGGGGCGCGGGGCTTTCGACAACCTGGGCGTGTGTCAGCTTCTGGGCGGGGAACATCGCATCGCTCCCCTGTGTCGTGCAGCGGCGGGGCGCCGGCGGCGTGTCCGTCGACGCGACCGACCATCCTCTTTACTGGCTGCTTCACGACAGCCCGAACTATGACCAGAGCGCCTACGACTTCTGGGAGTTCATGGTCGCCAGCATCGAACTGCGGGGCAACGCCTACGCGGAGATCGAGAAGCGGCCCGATGGCTTTATCGTCTCGCTGACGCCGATCGCTCCAGACCTGATGCAACCCCCGCGGCGCACCAGTGATGGGGGTATTGAGTACCGCTGGACTGACGCCACGGGCGAGCATGTGCGCCGTGAGGGCGAAATTCTGCATATCCGCGGCTTCGGTGGCGGGCCTCTCGGCGGTGTCTCGCCGCTGACGGCCAATCGGCAGGCCTTCGCATCGGCGGCTGCTGTTGATCGGGCAGCGTCCACCATGTTCGCGAATGGGGTCCGTACCTCAGGTGTCCTATCAGTCGACAAGCCCCTGACCCGCGAGCAGCGCGCAGAGGCTGAGCGGCTGCTGCAAGAGAAGTTCGTCGGCGCGCAGAATGCCGGGCGTCCGATGCTGCTCGATAACGGGTTGAAGTGGGAGCAGCTGTCGATCGACCCCCACGACGCTGAAATGCTGGAAAGCCGCCGTTTCTCCGTGGAGGAAATCTGCCGCGTTTTCGAGGTGGATCCGCATCTTGTCGGCCAAACGCAGGGCAACACGACGCTGGGGTCCAGCATCACGGAGCAAACGCTGTCGGTGCTCAAGTTCAAGATGCGCAAGCGTCTGAAGCGGATCGAGGGCGCGCTCAGCAAGCAGCTGCTGTCCCGGTCCGAGCGGGCGCAGGGCGTCTCGATCAAGTTCAATGTCGAGGCCTTCCTGCGCGCGGATAGCGCGGGTCGAGCCTCCTACTACGACGTCATGAAGCAGTTCATGACCAAGAACGAAATCCGCGCCTTGGAAGGCCTTGCGCCGGTCGAGGGCGGGGACGTGCTGATGGCGCAGATGCAGGATGTTCCTCTTGCGAAAGCGATCAGCGGCACAAGGGAGAATGTTGCATGATCGAGGACGATCGTCTGGCCGCTCACCGCGCCATGCTTCAGGCGCGCGGGTCGATCCCGATGACGGTCGAAGAGATCCTGTCGGGACAGAGCCAAGCGGGTATTCCGCGGCCGTCCTGCCTGCAAGACGATGAAGATGATGGGACGGTAGAGCGAGCCGTTCAGGCAGGAGGCGCCGCATGATCGATGTTCTCGACATTGCCTTGGACGCCAAGGCGCTTGACGATGACGGTAACATTGAGGGGCTGGCCGTAGGTTATGGCGACGTCGACCACGGCGGCGATGTCGTGGTGCCCGGTTCGATCGACCTTGAGGGTCGCAAGACGATCCCAATGCTGCTGCATCATGACCGCAAGCGCCCCGTGGGCGTCTGGACCGAGTTCAATGAGCGGTCGGACGGCCTCCACGTAAAGGGCCGGTTTTCAACGTCGACTGAGGCGCGCGAGGCGCGGGAAGACGTTCGACTGGGCGCTATCACCGGCCTGTCGATGGGCTTCATCACCAAAAAGCACCGGCTAGAGGGCAAGTCCCGCCACCTGCTTCAGGTGGGCTTGCACGAAATCTCGCTGGTGACGGTGCCGATGCACAATCGCACCCGCATCATCAGCGTAAAAGACATTCTGGGCGCCGGCGAATTGCCGAGCGTCCGTCAGTTTGAGGAGTTCCTGCGGGATGCAGGTGGCTTCTCCAAGTCCGTGGCCGCGGCAATCGCGTCCAAGGCAACGCCGCATCTTCGGGGGGAGCCCGAGGCGAAGGCGATCGACGAGCTTGAGCAGTTCCTGACGGTGCTGCGCGGCTAATCATCCTCTCTGCCGAAAGGGCAATCCATGACTACTGACACGAAGTCGGTGGCCGAGCTGGCCGCCGAAACCAAAGCGCTGTTCGACGCGAAGCACGACGAGGTGAAGGGCATCGCGGAAAAGGCGCTGGCGGAAGCCGAGCGCGGCATCCCGATGTCCGTCTCTGCCAAGGAAGTCGCCGACCAGGCGCTGACCGGCATGAACGAGCTGAAGATGATGCTTCAGGAACTGGAGCAGAAGAGCGCCCGCCGTGGTGCTGACGGCCCCGGCCGCCAGCCGTCGATCGGCGAGCAGTATGTCGAGAGCGACGCTTACAAGTCTGCTTTCGCTGGCGGCGCTCGGCAGGGTCAGAACGTCGGCATCGAGGTGAAGGCGATCACGTCTCTCACCACCGATGCGAACGGCTCGGCCGGCGACATGATCCGTCCTGACCGCATCCAGTCGCCGATGCAGATGCTGCCGGATCGCCAGCTGACCATCCGCAACCTGATTGCGCCGGGCCAGACGGGCTCCAGCTCGATCGAGTACGTTCAGGAAACCGGCTTCACGAACAACGCCGGCATGGTGGCCGAAGGCACCCTCAAGCCCGAGTCCACGCTGAAGCTGGACCTCAAGAACGCGCCGGTCCGCAAGATCGCGCACTGGTTCTTGGCGTCGGCAGAAATCCTCGCGGATGCCGCTGGCCTGCGTTCGATGATCGACAATCGCCTCCGCTACGGCCTGGCTTTTGTCGAGGACGTGCAGCTGCTGAAGGGTGATGGCACTGGCCAGAACCTGACCGGCATCAAGCCGCAGGCAGCCGATTATGCTGTCCCGGCTGGCCTGACCGGGTTCGCCACCCCCTCGATGATCGACAAGCTGCGCATTGCGCAGCTTCAGGTCGCGCTCGCGCTCTACCCGGCCGATGGCCAGGTGCTGCACCCGATCGACTGGGCGATGATCGAGATGATGAAGGACGGTGAAGGCCGCTATCTCATCGGTAACCCGCAGGGCACGCTCGCGCCGACTCTCTGGGGTCTGCCGGTGGTCCCGTCGATGGCTCAGACTGTCGGCGAGTTCACTGTCGGCGCGTGGCGCATGGGCGCGCAGCTGTTCGATCGCGAGCAGTCGGGCGTGCTGGTGTCGACCGAGGACGGGGACAACTTCCGCAAGAACATGGTCACCATCCTGGCGGAAGAGCGTCTGGCCCTTACGGTCTATCGTCCGGAAGCCTTCGTGGACGGCGCATTCGCCAACGCCTGATGAAGTCGAGGGCGGGCCATCGCGTCCGCCCTCGCCACAAGGAGCATCGCACGATGTCCGAGAAGAAGACCTACATCGTCAATCGCGCCATGCACGGTGATGGCAAGGATTATGCCCGCGGTGACACGCGGCAGCTGACGGAAGCCGACGCCGCGCTTCTGGTGCAGTCGGGCGCTCTTACGGAGAAGGGCGGCAAGACGGCGGAGCGCGAGCCTACCGTTCGCCACACCTTCGGCAACGAGCCGAGCAAGGTCAATGACGAGGGCTACACCTCCGCCACGGGCGAGAGCGTGAGCGTCCGCAAGCCCGCAGCCAAGGGCAAGTAAGTGCCCGCCCTGACCCTCGATCTGCTGAAGGAGTGGCTTCGCTACGAACTCTCCGATGGCGATGCCGACGCGACGCTCAACGTCACGCTGGCGGCTGCTGTTCGGCATGTCGAGGGTCAGACGGGCGTGCTATTCACGCAGCGCGAGGTGACGCAGCCGCTGTATAGCCTGCGTGGTCGCGTGCCGCTGTTCTACGGGCCGCGAGAGGGCGATGTGGTGCTGTCGTATCTCGACAGATCCGGCGCTCCTGAGACGCTGGCGATCACCGGCTTCCAGGGCCGCGACATGCTCGCGCCGGCGGGCGGCTGGCCGATCGGGACCGGGTACGAGGCGACCTATACCGCGGGCCATGCCGATCCGGCGACGGTGCCGGAGGATCTGCTGGTGGCGGCGCTGCTGCTGGCGGGCAACTGGGACGCGAACCGCGAGGCGAGCGTCACCGCGGCGAGCAACGTAGCGCTTTCCTGTGGCGTCGATACGTTGCTCGCTCCCTATCGGACGATGCTCGCATGAAGGCGGGACGGCTGGACCGGCGCATTCGCATCGAGCGCGACGGCCCACCCACCCATGACGGCTACCAGAATGTTCCCGGCGAGCCGGTGACGGTCGCCACGGTGGCCGCCCGTTATCAACCTGGGGCAGGAAGCGAGCGGTTCGCTAACTCGGAGACCGCTGCCACGGCCCCGGCGATCTTCGAAATCCGCTGGTCCCAACGCGTGCGCGATGTGTCGCCGCTGTATCGCGTCGAGTTCGAAGGCCGCACCTATGAGATTACCCGCGTCGAGGAAGTCGGGCGGCGCATGGGCATCCGCATCTTCGCAACGGCGAGGGCTGAGTAATGGCTGCGGCATCGTTTGGCGTCAGCGGGTTCGGTGATCTGGACCGCAAGCTGGCGATCATGGAGCGCACGACGGACAAGCGCCGCATCGCCGCAGCGCTGTTCGCAGGCGCCAAGGTGATCGGCGACGAAGAGCGCCGCCAGGTCCCAAAGCGCACGGGCACGCTGGAGCGCAGCATCATCGAGACGATGCAGCCCGCTAATCTGCCTACGGACGGCATGACGATCTACATTGGCCCTTCCACCGGCGGCTCGGCTGACGGCTGGTACGGGTCGCTGGTGCATTGGGGCACCTCCGACACCCCGGCAAACCCGTTCGCGAGCCGCGCGGTCGCGCTGAAGGGTGAGCAGGCTCTTAACGTGGTCGCAAGCCGCTTGCGTGCTGACGTTCTGGACCGCGCGGCATGAACTTCGAACCCGCGCTCGCCAAGCGGCTGCTGAACAATCCCGCCGTGGCCGCGAAGGTCGGAACGAGGGTCGATTGGGACCGGCTGACCCAAGGCGCTCCGCTCGACGCGATCGTGCTTCAGACGGTGGCTGATATCCGTCCGCAGCATTTCGGGGGCTTCCAGAAGGTGCGCGGGACGCCGGTGCATATTCACTGCTGGTCCAAGACCAAGGCGGGTTCGGTCGATCTGCGCAACGCGGTCTTGGCCGCTGTCGTGCCGGCCGCGGTGGTCGATGGGGTCCGCTTCCAACGAGCCCAGAACATCGATGTCACCCCCGCTTACGAGCGTACCGCGACAGAAGAGCGATACCGCGAAATCATCCAACTAACCCTTTGGCACAACGGACAATAGGAGCAGCAACATGGCCGATTTGAATGGCAACAGCGAAGCCCGCATCGGTTGGGGCTCGGAATTTTGGCTGGCGAATGCCGCTGGCGTTCTGACGGAGCTGGGCGAGGTCACCGGCCTGCCTTTCGCCGATGAAGTCGCCGACGACGTTGAGGTCACGCACTTCAAGTCGCCTGGGCGCCGCAAGGAATACAAGCCGGGCCTGATCGAGCCGGGCGATGCGACGCTGGAACTCAACTATCTGCCCGGCAGTGCGACCGACGCCCTGCTGCGCGCTGCGCACCTCGACGGCAAGGTGCGCCCGTATCGCACGCTGATCCCGGCTGCGGAAGAAGGCACGATGTGGCAGATCGACGGGTTCCTCTACGTGAAGAGCCGCCCGCGCACCGTTCCGGTCGGTGACCGCATGACCATGCAGGTCAACGTCAAGTTCACCGGCGCGGTCACCGAAGCTGAGGCGGTGGAAGCCTGATGCGCGGAGAGGTGGGGTTCACGGCTCTGGGAGAGTCGTGGACCATGTTTCTCGGCACAGCCGCGCAATGTGCGCTGGAGGAGGAGCATGACAAGGGCTTCTTCGCCCTGGTGCAGGACGCGATCCCTTCCGTGTCCGGTCCCGCCGATCTGGAAGACCCCGCGAAGATGGCGGAAGCCGCGCGGAGCTTCCGTATTGGCACGCTCCGGCAGTTCGCGTTCCACGGCCTGCGCAAGCATCATCCGGATGTCTCGCTGGATGACGTGAACGAGATCATTGACGATCTGGGGATGGCCGACTTCGGCGGCGTGATCGGCTCTGCCATCGCCGCGGCGGCGGACAAGGCTGGGGCGACCGAGCAGAAGGTCGCCAAGTCGGGAAACCGATCGACCCGCGCGCCAAAACGGACTGGGAAAGTCTAGAGCGATCCTGGGCGGCGGCAGGTTTCCCGCCGTCGTCTTTCTGGGACCAGTGCCAGGCAACTTACGGGGCCGCGATGCGCGGGGCGGCCGACGCGCTACGGCGCAACCGTGAGGCTGTCCTGTTCGGCGCATGGGCGACCGAGCGGTTCGCCCGTGAGGAGCGGCTGAGGGGCTTTGGCCACTACCGCAGCACGATGCTGGGGGATGGGGACAAGGCTCCGGTGAAGTCGGCACCGGAGGCGCTTCTTGCTCAGTTCCGGGCGTTGGAGGCTGAGGGTATCGGGATGACTATCAGGAAGGTAGCCTGCCCGCGATAAACACGGGAGGCACGATGAAAAGGTACTCATGGGCGGTGATCGGGCTGCTCGCTTTAACAATCGGTTGCGCTGAAAGCCCCGATGAGAAGGCCAAGCGGCAGGCGTCTGAAATCGCCATCAAAGCTGTCGCGAGAAATATCCCCCTTGGCGAGCGCATCGAAATTGCTGAATTGCGGACCTATCCGGGTCGCTATGGTGCAGTCTGTGGGTCAGGGAAATTGGGTAGGGAGGCCGGTGAACGCTTTTGGGTGGGCGGCACGAACACCCCGGGTGAAGGTTCGCCAATCTTAGAACGATGGGAGCCTTCAAAAGCGGCAAACGAAGCATTGTTCGCCAGCTATTGCAAGGGCATGGTGACCATACCTCGCTCCCTCTATTCGGCCGTTGCCGAAGGAAGCGAAACCGAAGCAGATCGAAACCGTGGGGCCGCCGCCCTTCCAGCCGCGCTGAGTGAGGGAGCGCCGTAACGCCGCCCCGCGCTTTCACCAGCAACGATTACACAATGTCAGACCTTGGCCATCGGAGCGTTCCGGTGGCCCTTTCTTTGGGGTGCGCCATGCAACAGCTTCTCGCCTCTTTGGTCGTCGCGATGTCGGTCAAGGACGCCGCGTTCGAAGGTGGGATGCGCGCGGCGCGCGCCAACGTCCGCAAGACCGGGCAGGACATGGAGCGCGAGACGGGCCGCATGGAAGGCGCGTTCGAGCGGATGGCCGAGCGCGTCAATCGGGCGATGGTCGCGGTGGCGGACTCAGTTGCCGAGGCTGGGCGGCGGACGCAGGTTGCTGGCGCTGCGCTGACTGCCGCGGTGACACTGCCGCTGGCTGTTTTGTCAAAGAAAACGAACGACACCGCAGCCGATTTCCAAACCTCGATGAACAAGGTGCGTGCAGCAATGCTGGACGCATCACCAGAGCAGATCGAGAAGCTGGCAGATGCAGCGATAACGCTTGGCCCCGCCATGGGCCGCAGCGCGATCGAGGCAGCCGATGCGATTGAGATGCTGGCAAAAAACGGTATGTCTGCCGCAGCCATCCTAAATGGTGGTCTTGCAAGCTCACTGACGCTGGCGACTGTCGGGCAGTCGAACTTGTCTAGCGCCGCCGACCTGACGACTGACATTCTGGAGCAATTCCGAATGACTTCGTCGGATCTCCCAAACGTCGTCAACAAGGTGGCCGGCGCGCTGGACGCGACCAAGATGAATTTCGATGATTTTCGTCTTGCGATCGGTCAGGCGGGCGGCGTCGCTGGCGGGCTTGGCTACGATTTCGATGACTTCAACGTCTCGCTTGCGGCGACGGTAGCTCTGTTTGGCTCTGGCTCAGATGCGGGCACGGGGTTCAAGACGTTCATCACCTCACTTGCCGGCAACAGCAAGGAGGCGAAGGACACGATCAAGGCGCTGAACCTGGAGTTTTTCGACGCGCAGGGAAATGCCAAGACCCTTGCGGAAGTGGCCGACGAGCTGAACCGTAAGCTTAGCGGGTTCAACGACCAATCCAGAAGCAATATTCTGACCACGATTTTCGGCACCGACGCCATGCGGACCGCGCTCGCGCTGATGAAGCAAGGATCTGAAGGCATCGCGGAACTCGAACGGAAGATCAACGGGGTCACAGCGGATCAAAAGCTTGCCGAGTTGATGGAAGGATCGGAGCAGGCCAGCAAAGAGCTGTCCGCCGCCATCGAAACCCTGTCGATCAAGATCGGGCAAGTCCTGCTGCCGGTTTTTACGGCGCTCAAAGAGGCGGCAACTGCGGTAATCAGATGGCTGACGGATCTTGGGCCAGCGTTCCATATCGCTTGGGTTGCTGCCGGGGTGCTGGCGGCATCACTGGGACCGCTGGTTTTGGTCGCAGTCGGCTTGGCGAAGGTCACCCTTCCGTTGCTTGCTGCTCGGCTGGGCGGCGTGGCGTTTGCGCTGTCGGCGATCATCAATCCGGTGGGTCTGGTGGTTGCAGTGCTAGGCAAGCTTGCGATGCAAGCGGGTGCAGCGACAGCTATCGGTCTGCTCGGCGCGCGTTTGGTGTCGCTTGCCACTCCGCTTGGTATCGTTGCCGCGCTTCTGACTGTCTTGTGGCCGCTGCTGTACAAACAGGCTCAAGCGAGCGATGCGGCAACCGCTGCGCAGAAGGCCGCCAACACTGCGATGGAAAAGGCAACGGAGCTGTCCGCGCAGCTTGCCGCCGCCACGGATAAGCAGCGCAAGGCGCTGATCGAGAAGGCCAAGGCAGACGCCCGAGCAGCCGCAGAAGCTCTCAACGGGGCCAAGGCAGACATGATGAAGGCTCGCGCCGCGTTGGTGCGCGCCAAGGCTGAGAATGCCCAAAGGATGGCAACTGCCGCCCAGAACACCCGCGGCGCTGGCGGCGGAACTGATCCCATGATGATCTCCGCCCAACGTGGCACGTCGATCATCCAGAAGGCCGAAGCCGAGCTTCAGGCCACCATGGATACCACCCGTAAGTGGATCACGACGGTCGACAGCTTGGTGGCGGATATTCGCAAGGGGCGAGAGCAGGCAGACGGCTCCAACTCCTTCTCGATGCCTGGTGACGACGACAAGAAGAAGGGTCGCACCAAGAAGGGCCGCGATGCTGCTCGTGATGAGGCCCAGTATCTGGACGAACTCGATCGGCTGCGCGTCGAGGAACTGGACGCCTATGCTGACCTGACTGAGCGCGTTCAGGCTCGGTATCGCGCGACGATGGCCGGCCTTGACGCCGATCGCGCGGCCTATGCCCGTGGGCTGGCGATCAATGAGGGTCTGAACGAAGCGCAGCGCGCGGAACTGCTCGCCGCCAAGGACGCCGTGATCCAGCGTCAGCGGGATGTTGCCGAGCAGGAGCGTTCGCGCGGCCTGGCGCAGCAGACCTATGATCTTGACCGGGCGACCAACGAGGCGGCGCAAGAGGTGCTGCGCGCGCGGATTGATCTGGTCGACAGCGCGGCAGCGCGGCGGGAGGGTGAGCTTCGCTTGCTCGCGCTCCAGCGGCAGCAGGAGGAGGCGGATATCGAACTGATCCTCGCCACCAAGGCCAGCGCGTCGGCGGAATATTCCAACGCGCTCGCTCGCAAGGGCCAGCTTGACCGGATCTATGGCGATCGTGCGGCGGCGATCGGGCGCGACACGGAGGGGCCGTTGGAGCGCTACCGCCGTGAACTGAACATGTCGGCAGAAGCGGTGAACGAGTCCATCGAGGCAATTCAGGTGCAGGGCTTTGATCGACTTGGCGACTGGATGTCCGATGCGGTCACCGGCGCGCGTAATCTGAAGGATGCGTTTGCCGACATGGCCACGTCCATCATTCGCGATCTGGTCCGCATCGCGATCCAGCAGAACATCATCAAGCCGCTGGCGGGTATGCTCTTCGGTGGCAGCGATGCGGCATTCGGGGCGAGCGTGCGGGCTGGAGCCAACAGCGCGCTTGACGGTGTGTTGTCCTACGGTGGCGGCAAGGCGTCGGGTGGCCGAGTATCCCCGACTAGCTGGTACATGGTCGGTGAGAACGGTCCCGAGCCGTTTGTCCCTGACACCGCGGGCACCATCCTGCCGAACAGCAGCTTGCGTGGCGGTCGCGGTGGCGGCGTGGTCGAGGTGCGCGTCGGCGCCGGCGAACTGTTCGAGCCTGTGGTGGAAACGATCAGCGGCGGGGTGACTGCACGGGTGATGCGCGGGTCCAACCAGCAGGCGGCTATGTCCGCTCGGCAGTCGCTGCGCGGCTGATGATCTCACTTCCCGCTTATCCCGCGCCGAACGGCGCCACCCCGGCGCTTGTCGATCGAGGTGGCATTCTGCGGGGTGCCAGCGCCCTTCGGGTCGATCGTCTGGGCAGCCATTACCGCATCGGGGTCAGCTACCCGGCGCTCGATGAAGAGGACAAGGCGCGCGTGTTCGTGTCGCGCCTGATCCGGGCAAAGCGGCAGGGCCTGCGGATGCCGTACCCGCTGCTTGGTGTGAACCAAGGCATGTGCGGGAATGCTGTCGTGGTCGATGGCGCTGGGCAGGCAGGGGCATCGCTGGCCGTCCGCGGGCTGATCCCACACGCTGCCATCCGTGAGGGCTACTGGCTGTCGATCGAGGACGCGACCGGGCAGCATTATCTTCACAACGTCGGCGGGCAGGTGATTGCGGGCGCGGACGGCAAGGCAGTGCTGGACGTGTCCGACACCATGCTGCGCCGCCCGTTCCCTGACGGCGCGCGTGTCCATTTCACCCAGCCGATGATCGAGGGGCTGATCGAGGGCAACGAAGCCGCCTGGCAGCTTGCGGTGGACCATCGGACCAGCATCGAATTTGTGATCGAGGAAGCGGCCTGATGGCTCAGGTGATCCTCATGTCCGGGCTGCTCAAGCTGGAGTTGCCAGGTCGAGACCCCATCCTGCTCTGCGATGGCGGCTTCGTGAAATGGAACGGCGAGACGTACCTGTCCGATCATCCCGTGTTCGGAACGGTGGCCGGCTTCGCCGCTCTGACGGAGGGCGTTGGCGACGAGCTTCCTGCGGGCAGCATCGCCTTCCTGCCGCCCAAGATCGCGGCTGCGGTCGAGCTGTCACGCCCCGGCTATCAGGGTGCGCGGCTCCGCATGTGGGTGGCTGAGATCGACAAGGCGACTGGCGTACCGATCGGGGAGCCGGAACTGGCCGCTGACTGGCTGACGGATAAGACGGTTCTGAAGCGTGGGGCGAACGCGCGGGCGCTGGAAGTCATCTGCGTGACCCATTCGCAGCGGCTGTTGGCGCGCAACGAGGGCAACTCGCTGTCGACGGCCGCGCACCAGCGGGTGTTTCCGGGAGAGACAGGGCACGACAACGCAGTCGGGATGGACGTGACGGTCGCGTGGGGTGTGGCGGCGCCAGCGCGTGGCATTGTGCAGAGCGCAGGCGGCGGTGGTGGCGTTGGCGGCAATCGCTCGGTGCAAATGCGATGATGACGATTGCTGACCGGGCGGAAAGGACGACCGAAGTCGTCGCGAAATTTCGCAAGCGTCCGTTCGACTGGAAGAAGCGGGCAACGTGCATACATCTGGCGCGGGCTCAGGCGCGGGCGATGGGGTATCGGCCGCCAGCCATTCCCGATTTCCGTTCCGCCATCGGCGCGCGCCGGGCGCTGAAGAGCGCGGGGCATGAGAGCCTGGAAACCCTGCTCGACAGCCTCTTCGAGCGGATTGCGCCGGCAGAAATGTGGGTCGGCGACCTCGCGCTGGTGCCGGGGGAGGGTGGCTTGGACGCAATCGCCATCAACGCCGGCAACGGAACGCTGCTGATGTACCATGAAGGCGGCGAGGGGCTGTGCAACGTCAAGCAGGCGTTGCCGCATGTCATCGCGGCGTGGCGCCTGTGAGCAAGGCTTTGGCTAAGGTCGGCATGGTAGCGGGCGTTGTTGCGCTTGTCGCTACGGGTGTCGGCGCGGCTGCGGGCGCCGGTTTGCTGGCGGCGAAGGGGTCGGCGACCGCCATCGCGATTGCAGCAACGGCGAAATCGGTCGCGACCTATGCCACGCTCGCGGCGATCACTGCGAACGTCGGCGCGCAGCTGACCGCCAGCAAGCCGTCCAACAACAATGGAGTGGTGAACAAGACGACGATCGGCGCCGAACTGCCGCGACCGTATCTGATGGGGCAAACGTTCTACGCCGGCACTCGAAGGCACTGGATCGGCTATGGCGGCAAGGTCAATAAGGTCGAGAACCCCTATCTGCTGATGATCGACGTGTATTCGTGCGGCGGGCCGCTCGATGGCCTGGTGGCGCCGTACCTCGATTACGTGCCGATCCCGATGAGCGGTAACGCTGCGCTGGGGTACGCGGGCGGCAACATGTGGGTTTACAACCAGCTTGGCGCCACTCCGGAGCCGAGCGCGCTGCCAACCCGCTGGACCGGCGCCCCTGGCTGGGGACCGAGCAGCAAGCTGTCGGGATACGCGGCGCTGTCGTGGAACCTCTTGTTCGACAAGGACGGCAAGAAGTTTGCGGCGGGCATCCCCGCGACCGGCGCGGAGTGGCGCGGGGTCAAGGCTTATGATCCGCGTAAGGACAGTACCTATCCCGGCGGCTCCGGCCCGCACCGTTGGGCGGATCCAGCCGATAAGGTGGCGTTCGCTGCGGCGAAACAGACGTGGGAGTGGACCGTATCGCCAGCGCTTCATGCGCTGCGCTATGCGCTAGGCACCTGGGAGCGCGATGAGACGAACCCAAGCGCGCCCTACCAGAAAACCTTCGGCATCGGGCTGCCGATCGAGAGCATCCGGGTGCAGGATTTCGTCGCGCTGGCGAACATCTGCCAAGCGAACGGATGGCGTTGCGACGGCGTGATTTTCGAGCCCGGCAACAAGGACGACAACCTGAAGCGCATCCTCCAGGCAGGCGGTGCGGAACGGTGCTGGATCAACAGCAAGTTGGGTCTGAAGTTGTCGGCGCCGCGCGTGCCGCTGGACACCATCACGGAAGACGACCTCGCCAGCGATGACGTGGAAGTCGGCGCAATGCAGGGCTGGGAACAGCGGATCAACACGCTGACGCCCAAGTTTCGATCTGGTGCCCACAAGTGGGAATATGTGTCGTCCGAGCCGGTGCAGATTGCCACGCAGGTTGAAGAGGACGGCGAGGTCAAGGCTGACGAGCGCCAGTACGATCTGGTGCAGAGCGCAGACCAGGCGGCGCAGCTCGCGGCATATGAGTTGATGGACGCCCGCGAGCTTGGCGAGATTGTGCTCCGGTGCAAGCCACGCCTGCGGCGGTACGGCGCGGGCGATCTGCTGATCGTGGATCTGCCGGACGATGGCCTGAACGCGCAGCCGTGTGTCGTCCTTAAGCGGACATTTGATCCCGTGCAGATGACGGTTGAGCTGATCTTGCGGGGCGAGACGATGGGCAAGCACGCCTATGCGCTTGGCCGCACTGGCACCGCCCCGCCGACGCCGGCGTTGGGCGGGACAGAGGGCTATGATGTTGTCGTCCCGGAGAACACGCCCGCTTCTCTTGAACAGCTGCTGATCGCCAACAGCTACCCGCTCGGCATAACCATCTCTGGCGCGGACATGGACGGCACCGCGAACGTCACGATCTCGGCGCATGAGAGGGTCTATCAGGATCGCACGGTAGCGGTCGATGGCGGCACGATCACCGGCCTTTCGAACGGCACGACGTACTGGATTTACACCGACGACGCCGCCCGCGCTGGTGGGGCGCTGACCTTCGTTGCCACGGTCACTTACGGCAATGCTTTCCCGTCATCCGTGAACCCGGGGCGGCATTACGTGGGCTCGATCCTCACCCCCGCGTTCGGCGGCGGTGGCTCGTCTGGTGGCGGCGGCACGCCCCCTGGCGGCGGCGGCAGTAACCCGATCCCCTGACGCTTTCTCGAAAGGCTACCCATGACCCCAGGAACGCTGCCGCTGGTTGTCCAGCGGGGGACGCCCTTTGTCTATCGCATCGACTTTCCGGGGCTGGACCTGTCGGAAGCGGGGCTCGCGGCGCAGGTGCGGCTCTACCGTGACCAGCCGGGCGCGCCGCTGATCAACCTCGCCAAGGCGCAGGCACAGGCGGAAGGGCTGTCGGTCACGGTCGTGTCGGACAATGAGGGTGTGCCGACATCGACCCTACAAATCCGCATCAACGAGACGACCATCGAAAACACGCTGCCGTTCCCGAACAACGGGACCGAGCCGAACGATCGCGTCGATCTCGTCTGGGATCTTCACCTCACCATCTCGCCGGTCGGCAAGCGCCGCTGGATCGAGGGCCCGTTCATCATCACCCCTGGAGTTACCCGCTGATGTCCGATGCAAGCGTGCGCGCGATCGATGGCCGTGTTGTGGTACGGGTTGGTGGCAGTGAGTTGCTGGAGGCTTACGTCGGTCAGGCCATTGTCGCTGCTGGCGACGCCGCTGCTGACAAGACCGCAGCCGAACTCGCCGCCGCAACTGCCTTGGCATCTTCCCGGTACTTCCCAACCCGCGTCGCTGGAGAGGCTGGCAGCGATCCCGACGAGCTATTCTCGACCGACGACGGTGCTGGCAACCTTATCTATTACCGACGTGAGTCCGATGGATCGATGGAGATCGGGCGCGCCCTTACACCAGCGCGGTTGGCCGCTCCCGATGGTGGATCGGCGATCGGGTACGAAGCTCAAGACGTACAGACCAAGCTGGGTGAAATGGTTTCCGTTCGTGATAAAGGGGCGCTTGGAGACGGTTCGTCCGATGATCACGACGCTTTTGACGGCGCGCTCAACGAAGGCGGCGAAATCTATATTCCGACTGGTGATTACCAAATCGGATCTCAGCTAGGAGAGTATCAGCTTAAGCCGATGCGCGTCCGCGGAGCGGGCAGTGAGGCCATTCTCCGACCGATGTATCCAGGGCAGACGATCCTGCGTATCGGCGCGGTCGGCGGTGAGTTCGGCGACATTCGCTCTCAGGTAATGGTAGAGCAGCTGAAGTATAAGGCGCCGGAAAGCTACTTTAGCCATAACGAATCCGGTCAGGTCGATGGATATTCTGCATCGCCATGGGCGCTAACCGGTATCGACATCGAGGCAACTCACCCCGTCGCAGTGCGCGACGTGGTTATGATCAGCATGGGACCCGCGGCGCTTAAGGTAAAGGCCTGCTACTACGGCTACATCCTTGGACTATCCATGGCAGGGAGCGGTCTTCGTCTCTTTGACGTTAACGCCATCTCGATCATTGGCTCCGATATCCGTCCCGACGGTTTTATTGATGACAGCTTCGGTGTGTATTTGTTCGGCAATGAGGGGCGGTATGCGATCGACCTTGAGCAGTCCGACAAAATTGCGTTCACCGGCTCGGTGATCGAGCTTTGGGGCTGCCCTGCGATCCGCATCAGGCGCTCTTACGATACCACCTTCACCAACTGCTGGTTCGAAGCCAATCGATCGACCACACACGTAATTAAGTGGGAGCAGGCGCAGGGGTTAGAGTTCAATAGCTGCTGGCTGGATTTTGGCGAGCCGTTCGCCGACTGCTTCATCAAGATCGACAACTCCTCGCTGAACGATGGCGCGCCTGAAAACGTCGAGAATGCCCGATGGACTGCCTCTATCCGAATTGATGGCGGAGACATGGTTTGTCTAAGTGCCAGCTTCGGAGACGCGGGGCGGCTTGTCCGCGTTTCAAATGGTGAGCGTGCGATCGTTCGCATCGAAGGTTTAACTTTCCGCGGCGGGCATATTTGGGGTGACCGCACGGTCGACTTCGATGTGAAGTCGATCACGCTGTCCGGTTCGCAGCGGCACTTCTTTTATTCACTGCCCAACGCCGCGATGCTTCGCGAGCGTAACTCGTGGATGCCGCGTAGCGTGACCGCTGATTGGGACTTCCAGAATGGTCCCAACATGTCTGTGACCGGCGGAGGTACGGCTTCAACAACCTCCGCAGCGGGTGAATTCCTGACAGGTTCTCGCGGGGCGAAGGTTGGCGGAATTCCTACTGGCGCCATCGCGAAAGTTACTCGCGTAACCACAGGAGAGATGGGTGCAATCACGCCCAATTCAGGTCAAACTTACCTGATCTTTGCTCGCGTAAAGTGCACGCAGAACGTGACTCTGAAAATTGATATCAGCGGTGGATTTGCCGAGTTCGCGGAAACCCCGACCGTCGAGATTGAAGCAAATAAGTGGCTAGACTTCGTTGTAAAGACTGGCGGGCCTCAGACCCAATCTCAAGGGCTTGGAACTCCGACTATAAGTTTTGCTGTAGCGAACGGGTCGGGAAACACATGCGACTTCCTGATTGATCGCTTCGACTATCAGATTTGCGACGGTGATCATGTGATCTGAGGTTTCTTTCTTGGCGAACCCCGCCATCCCACCGCAACGCGCTGAACAATCAATGCCCTTAGCGGCTCAAGATGACGCTGCTCGACCCGGCTCGCCCCTGCTGACACGGCGATTGTGGCGGCGACTACGGCAAACATAAGCTCCCATCCGTCCAGGGCCGTTCGCAGAATAACCAAGATCGGAAGGTGTAGCAGGTAGACCGGAAATGAGAGATCGCCGAGCCAGCGGTCGCCACGAGACGAGGGCAGGAGTAGCCCGTATCGTCGGTATAGGATTGCTCCGATGAGGAAGGCATCGAGGCCGGCTCCGATCGGCAGGTGGGTTCCCCCCGGAACCATTCGAAGCGCCAAGCCGAGCAACAACAGAAGCCCAATCTGCCTCTCCGGCAAACGCAGCATCCAAGGGGCAAGCGCATAGAGACTTATCTCGACGCCTACACTCCAGGCGGGTGGCAGGGCCACATAAGTGACGCTCGGGATATTGAGGCCGATCATCGTCAAATTGGGGATCAGCGAAGCTAAACCAAGGGGGCTACTCCACGGCACCCGCGCTGCCTCGCCGCTTAGGAAAGCGCCGGCAAGGCCTACTAGGTACATCGGGTAAAGGCGCAGGTATCGCGACACATAAAAGGCGATACACCAGCGTTCGCCCAATTGTTGGGGTGTGTACTTCGTCGCGAGCACCAGTTGCATATAGTAACCGGACATCGCGAAGAAGCACGTAACGGCAAACTCCGGCCTCAAGCCGGTGCCTGGATCTATGTGCGCGACGCACACGATCAAAGCCAAGACGAGGCGCAACAAGCCCACAATAGCGCGAGCTTACGCCCGTTGAGCGCAGAGCGAAAGCCTAAACCGAAATGGAGCGCGCCATCACGCCGGGATGAATGGCGGCGGTAAATGGGTCCGCTGGCTGGATAGCCTGCCCCACGGTTCACCCACCATCGCCATACCAACACGGGAGAACACGCATAGACTTCTGCACGACACTGGCTGCGCGGTCTGAGCGCGATGCCTGACCGCGGAGCGGGACTGAAGGACGCGCTCCACCCCCGCATGGCCGGCTCCACGGAAGGAATGACGCTCCAGGTGCTTGCGCAGATCCGTGACAGCCTGACTGCGCTGACCCGCGACGTTCGCGCCGCCAACGAAGCCACAGCCGACGTGCGCGAGCGAGTGATCCGGCTGGAGGAACGGGACAAGCGGCTCGACCAGATCGAGGCGACTGTCGGCGTTCTAGATGGCCGTGTGGACGTGCTTCTGAAGGACAAGGATCGCCGCGACGGCGCGCTCGGGATGCTGGGCGTGCTGCGTGTGTGGGGGCCGCTGATCTTCAGCGCGATCGCCGCGCTCTGGCTGGTCGGGCGGTCGGTCGGGATCACCCCGGCGCCTCCGGTGCGCATCGAGACGATCCCCAATCCGAACAACGAACCTCGCTCGGGAGAGAAGTCATGAGCATCGAGAGCATGATCGAAGCCACGATCGGCAAGGAAGGCGGCTACAGCAACCATCCGGCCGATCGCGGCGGGCCGACCCGCTGGGGCATCACCGAGGCGGTCGCCCGGGCGAACGGCTACAAGGGCAACATGCGCGAGCTGCCGCGGGAGAAGGCGGTCGCTATCTACCGCGACACCTATGCCATCCGGCCGGGGTTCGCCGCAGTTGCCGAGATCAGCCCGGCGGTCGGCGAGGAGCTTTTCGACACCGGCGTGAACATGGGTCCGAGCGTGCCGGCGCGCTGGTTCCAGATGGCGCTCAACGGCCTCAACGATGGCGGCAAGCTGTACCCCGACATTGCCGAGGATGGCATGATCGGCCCGGGCACGCTGGCGGCGTTCCGCGCTTACCGGAAGGCGCGCGGCGCGGAGGCGGATAGCGTGATGCTGAAGGCCCTCAACTGCCTGCAGGGCGCTCGCTATATCGACCTTGCCCGCACCCGGGCGGCGAACGAGGCGTTCCTCTTTGGGTGGCTCCGCACGCGGGTGTCGGCATGACCGTCATCCCGAACCTGCGCGTCGTGGTTGGCGTGTCGTCGTTCGTCCTGATCGGCTTCGCGGCCGTCAGCACCTACGTGCTGGGGTGGACCAGTGACGAGGTGACAAAGGGCAACGTCATCGGGACGTGGATCAACTTCGCCATGCTCGCAGTCGGTTTCTGGCTCGGCTCATCTTCGGGCGGGAAAGCGAAGCACGACGCGCCGGCTCCTGGCCCGACCGGCAACCCGGGTGATCCCGTCCACACGACCGAGGAGCCGCAGTGATGCCCGCTTTCCTTGCCCGCCTGATGGCCTCTCAGCGTGGCCGTGAGTTCGTCAGCACGCTGGGCGTCATGCTTGCCGTGATCGTCGTGGTGGCGCTCGTAGGGCTGCTGGCGAGGTGCACGATCGGGGAGAAGGTCGACCAGGCTGTCGCCGTTGATCGAGCCGATGCCGTCGCCGAAGCGGCTGCGCGCGTGCGGGCCGCAGATGCCGAGATTGCGCTCAACTATGCGGCCGAGGCCGATCAACTCGCCAACGAACAGCAGGAGCTATCGCGTGAGAAAACGAAGGGGGATGACCGCGGCGTCGGTCCTGGCACTATCGCTGTTCTTGAGCGCTTGCGGCAGCAACAGGTCGCGCGTTGAGATCGTCGTGCCGCCTGCGCAGTATCTGACGTGCAAGGCTGAGCCCGCGGTTCCTGCCAGCCTGACC